CGGTTTCTGCAGCCAGCGCGCGAGCTGGTGGTCGGGCAGGCGGACGCGGTCGGTGTCGGAGACGCGGCGGAACACCTTGATCGGGAGCTGCGCGATGTTCGCGCCGAGGAAGTCGATGCAGTTGCGCGCCGGCGGCTGCGTCTCGTAGATGCGCTGGTACGCGAGGCCGACGTCGCTGCAGTAGTCGTCGCCGCTCGCCCCGCCTTGGCCGCTGTCCCAGCGCGACGACGGCGTGCTCAGCGCCTGGACGCCGTCGAACGTGTGGACGATCACCGCAGCACTTCCAGGAAGGCCACGCGGTCGCGGGGAATGACGACGCTCTCGATCATCAGGGGTTTCGGCTCATGGCCCGTGCGCATCGCGACGGGCTCACGGATCACCAACCAGCCACCGCGGTAGCGCCAGAGCACGCCCTCGATCGCCTCGTCCCCGGTGTGCGTGAAGTTGACCGAGACGCGCTGGAGCAGGCAGGGCGGTCGCCACCAGGCCAGCCAGCGCAGGACGCGCATCGGCGACCAGTGTCGGGCAGGTGCCCGCCGGGCGAATTATTTGGGTCGGTTTATTCCGATCGGCGCGACCTGGCCCGAGGAAGAACCGGTCGCCAGATAGGCGCTCAGGACCGCGGCAACGAGGAAACAGCGACGACGACGAGCGGCCCCGATTCGCGCCCCAGGCGATTCGCCGCCGTCGATCCGCTGTCCTGGTGCGAGAGGTCGACCTGGCCGGCGCCGACCGATTCGATCACGAGCAGCTGCCCGTCGACGTCGGCGGCAATGCCGGTGATCGTCAGGAGCGAGGCGTTGTTGCAGCGCAGCGTGCCGACCGCGCCGAGCGCGTAGTTGTTGAGCGTGCCGGTCGTCGTGATCGTCGTGATCGGCTTCGAGCTCTCGAACGGAAGCTTGATCGCCGCGAGCACACCACCAAGCAGGCTGAGGAATCCGCGTCGCTTCATGCGGTGATGATTCTACGCCTTCGCCTGCGCGTTCGCGGCGCCCTGCCGCAGCGCGGCGACGGCCAGGCTCACGAGCCAGCTGGCGAGCTGCTGACTAATGGCGGTGACGACCGTCGGATTGTGCTCGACGAGCTCGGCGAGCGCGCCGAGGAGCACGCCCAGCGACGCGTTCGCGGCGAGGCTCCGCTCGGTCGCGGCGGCGACCTGCTGCGCGTGCTCAGGATGGTCCGGGCCGAAGGCCTGCATATTCACGGTCTTGATCTCCTGTTCATTCAGTGACGGCCGCCGATCATGCGCGGCCACCTCGGAGAGGGCGGCGTAGATGGCCTCGGCGAGATCGGAGTACATGCCGCTGTCGGGGTGGTAATTCTCGCCGGCGATGTGTTCGGCTTTCGCGCGGAGGAGCGCGTCGTCGGTGTTATTCATCGCCGTCGTCGTCGCCCTCGAGCGCGCGCCGCACGCCACGCCGCAGCACTTCCGGGACCGAGATCGCCTGGCGCCGCGCGAGCTCGTGCACCCGATCGTACTCGTCGGCGCGCAGGCTGACGTGCACCCGCGCCGGCGGCTCCTCGAGCGGTGGACGACCTCGGCGCTTCGGTTCTGGCACAGGTCAGGGCTTCGACGAGGGCGGGCCAGTCAGGGCTCGCCCGAACGACTTCAGCGCCTCGATCGCCTGCTGCTCGCGCCCTGTGAGCGGTTCGCCGCGGAAGTACTTCGCCTGCGCCGCTTCACATTCACCCGGTACGAACGGAATCGATGAGGGCAGTTCTGCAAGGAATCGATCGACGAGCTCGGCGAGCTGCTCGGCACGGGCCGCCTGCGACGGCTCATCCCGGTAGGCGCCCACGTGCTGGCGAATCTCCGCGATGAGCGCGCGGATCTGCGTGACGACGTCGTCGCTGCCGCTCAGGGGTGAACCCCCAACCGGACGCAGGTCGGGACGAGGCAGCCGAACGGCGGCACCGTGTAGCCCATGCAGGCGCGCGCGTCGGTGCAGTCGATCTGCGGGCAGTAGCGCCACCAGCCGGGCAGCGCCGCCGCGACGGATGCGGGCACGGCCTCCTCCGGCACGGGGCGGCCGGTTCCCAGCGGTCGCGCGCACGCAGTGGGTCCGTCGCGGCGTTTCTTCGGCATGGCGGCTGCTCGCCTCCAGTTTAAACGCGTCGCCGCTCAGGCGACGAGGAGATCCGGATCCTCGGCCGGCGCGTCGGGCGTCAGGCCGACCAGCTTGCGCGCGATGACCGCGGCGACGACCGGGTCGATGCGGCCGCGGCTGCGTTTCTTCGTCGGCCGGATGTTGTCGTTCGTGTCTTTGTAGACGACGGCGTTATTGACGCACCAGAGCATCAGCGGATGCCCGCCGGCGTCGACGAGCCCGTCGAGCACCTCGGCCTCGAAGTCCTTCGACGGCGCGCTCAGTTGCGACATGGTCTGCGGCACTTCGATGATCGGCAGGCCGTCGCCGTCCTCGCCGAGCTCCTGGACCAGGCCGCCGGCGTTCCACGGATCGATCCCGATGTGCTGCACGTCGAACCGCTCGTCGGCCTCGCGGACCCACGCGCGCACGAGCCCCTGGTCGATTCGGTTGCCCGGGTTCGTGCGCAGGAACCCCTGATCGACCCAGACCTCATACGGCGCCCGATCGCGGTGCGCGCGTGCCTTCAGCGTGTCCGCCGGCGTCAGACACCAGGGCACGATCCGCCACGTCGGCCGGTCGGCCGTCGGCGGGAAGAGCAGCACGACGGCCGTCAGGTCGATCTTCGAGCTCATGTCGATCCCGATGTAGCAGGGCGCGCCCTCGAGCTCGTCGACGCGCCAGGTCGTCTGGCCCTTGCGCCAGCCGTCGATCGACAGCCAGGGCGTCGTCGCGTTGACCCAGATGTTGAGGCGCTTCTGCTTGAACGCCGCGGCCGCGTCGGGCATGTTCGCGGCCTTCGTCGCGAGCGCGCGCATCTCGTCCGGCTTCACCGACACGCCGAAATTCGGATTCGCCTTCGCCCAGGTGCGCTCGTCGAGCCAGTCGTCATCGGGCACGCCCTGCAGCCCGACGTCGGCGTGCGCGATGAACGCGAAGAACGTCTCGTCGACGAGGACATCGTCGAGGATCGCGCAGGCGTAGTCGTGCTGTCGGCCGCACGGACTGATCGGATCGTCGCCGGCCGTCGTGATCTGAAAGTTGAGCGCCTGGCGCCGCGCACCGGTCGCCGTTTCCATCACGTCCAGGAGGTCGCGGTTTTTGTGCTTGTGGAGCTCGTCAACGATGATCAGGTGCGGGTTGAGGCCGTCGGTCGAGTCCGCGTCGGCGCCGAGCGGCTCGAGCTTCTGACTCGTCGACGCGCGCGACAGGTTGTTCTTCAGCGGCGCGATCCGCCCACGCAGGCCGCTGCGCAGCACGAGCTCCTTCGCGTTGTCGAAGACGATCTTGGCCTGGTCGCGCTTGGTCGCGATCGTGTACCCCTCGGCGCCGGGCTCGTCGTCGAAGAACGTCACGTAGATCGCGACGACGCCGGCCTCGAGCGATTTGCCTTGCTTGCGCGGCAGTTCGTTGTACGCGGTCCGGAACCGGCGATAGAACGTCTCGACGTGGCGCCAGCCGAAGATCGATCCCAGGCGGAACTGCTGGTGCGGCTCGAGCAGGATCGGCCGGCCGGCCCACTCGCCCTTGTAGTGCCGCAGCAGGCCGGCGAACCGGAAGAACCGTTGCGCCTGGCCGAGGTCGAAGCGATACGGGAAGTCGGCCGAGGCCTCGCGCGCGCGGTCGCGCAGGTGGCGCGCGCAGCTGAGACGATGGTACTTGCCGGCCGGGACGGCGCCGTCGACGACGCGCTTCGCGTAGCTGTCGATCAGGTTAGCGACTGCCACCGGGCCCGGACCTCGAGGGCGCGTCGAATTCCGCGAACGGATCCGCGCTGCCAGCAGGTGGTAGCGTCGACACGCGCGACCGCGACGACGGCGTCAGGCCGAGCTCGGCCCACAGCTTCACGCACTGATTCAGCGCCTTGTTCGCCACGCCCAGATACGGATTCACCATCGGATACCCGCTCGGCGCCTTGACGATCATGCCGAGCGCCCGCCACTGCGCGACCGCCTCCTGGTAGACGCTCCACTGCTGGCAGAGGGCAATCAGCGAGCCGCGGTCGCCCTCGGTGATGACCTGGCGCTCGTGCAGCATCGGCACCGTGCGCAGCCACTCGGCGATCGCCGTCTTGTCACCGGCGAGCTCGGTCGGCACGTCCTGGCCGTCGACGACGAGCTGCGCCGGCGCCGCCGCGGCGGGCTGCTCCGTCGTGCCGGTGCGGCCGAGCGGCGGCAACTTCGGCTCGCCGCGGTTGCGGCGTCGTTTGCCGGCGTACCCCTCGAGCTGCTTGCGTCGTGTCGGTTTCGGCTTGCGGCCTCGCACATGCTCACGAACGGAGAAACGTCACGCCGCTGCCCGCGAATGGATCGAAGATCAGCGCGTTCGCGTCGAAGGTCAGGCGCGCGAGCATCCACTCCCACACGGCGATCGGTTTCGGGCAGGGATGATCAAGCTCGTTAGCGTTCGCGGGTGTATTGCTATCGAGCGCGTCAGGCCGACATCCGTGTCCGCTCGCCAGGGACGGATCCTTGCCGTACGCCAGGAACGGCTGCCAGCAGTTGAAGCCCCACGGACTCCGCAGTTGGCCGCCTCCGTAGTACCAGCACATAACCCAGTCCGGCTCTGGGTAGAGCCATTGTCGGGTGACGCCTGGTGAGAACACGACAACCGCGGCGGCGCGCCGGGCGAGCGGCAGCCACTTTTTAGCCAAGTCTGCGACCGCGTCCTTCGTGTCGGTAAATCCCTCGCCGTAATCGAGGCCGATGCCGTAAGGCGGATCGGTGAGGCAGCAGTCCGCGACCGAACCGTCGAGGAGGCGCTCGATATCGCCTGGTGCGGTCGCATCCCCACAGAGCAGCCGATGCGAGCCGAGCTCGAACAGGTCGCCGCGCTGAATGCTTGTCCGACGACGGATCGGCGGCGTGCTGTCGGGATCGGTCTTGCCGTCTTTCGGAGCGGTGCCGAAGAGGTCCCGCAGTTCGTTGCCGAAAAAGAACGGCTTGAGGTCGAGGCCATTCTTGACGTCCGCCTGGAGCTGCTCAACGTTCCACTCGGCGAGCTCGCCGGTGCGGTTGTCGGCGATCGCGAGCGCGTGTTTCTGGTCAGCGGTCAGGCCACGCCGGCGCACCGCGATGATCTCGTCACCACTCGCCTCGACGATGCGCACCTTCGAGATCCCGGCTTCAGTCGCCGCGTCGATCACACCGTTGCCGGCGAGGACGACATCGCGCTCGTCGAGCACGATCGATCGCGCGGCCCCGTAGTCCTTCAGCGACCGCACAATCAAATCGCGGCCGCGCGCGGTGCGTCGACGCGGGTTTTTCGGATCGAGCGTCAGCGCATCAACGCGCGTGATCGTCTCGGTTTGACTCCCCCGTTTTGTCAGACCCCCCCCTTGCGAATTTCGCGGCGATACGAGGGAACC